AGAGCTAAAAAAATATACGATAAGAAGAGAAATTTTAGAATCATCTCAAGAGATAGCTAAGAAGATGAAAAACATAGCGCCCGAATCTTCTTACAGGGACATTATCGAGGTAGCTGACAATGTTTATAACTCTCGTATAAACCTCTATGAGATAGGAAACGATACTCCAGAAAACATTTATGAAGAGATGGAGGCTCTTGTAGAGGAGCGGGGAGATAATCCTGTTACAGAATTCGGGATGATGGGTCCACATCAAAAAATCAATGATATTTATGGATCTCTCTTAAGAGCTGGAAATATCACTGTGATTGTTGCGCGATCTGGCGTGGGCAAAACACAGTTTTGTATGGACTATTCAACTAAAGTTAGTTTACAATATGATGTTCCTGTTTTGCATTTTGACAATGGGGAGATGAGCAAGGAAGAATTAATTATGAGGCAATGTGCTGCCCTATCTGGTGTGCCTATGCATTTACTAGAAAGCGGCAAGTGGAGGCGAGCTGGTGAAGAAGTGGTAGAGAAAGTAAGATCTGTTTGGCCAAAGATAAAAAATCTCAAATTCTATTACTACAATGTAGGAGGTATGGATGTAGATTCGATGGTTAACACTTTAAAAAGATTTTATTATGCAA